GAGCAAGACAGTCTGGGGTCTTCTTGGCGTCGTAGTAATGTGGGCGATCCTGATGATTAGGTCAGATAGAAAAAGACACCGCTAAACACTTTTACAACTGGCAAGCATCAAGGTCGTATCACCTTCGCAAGTGACGGGGCTAATCCAAGGGAACTTGGTTAGATCGGCGCGTCCAAAACCTGCAACACGAAAGGGATTGGCAAAGCGTCGAAGCGCAGAGTGTAAAGGAATTGAATAGGGAGTCCAGTGTGGCAACGGACGGGGGGCTCTTTAGAGCTCTGTCTTGCATTACGCTTACTGATGACATACCACAAACAAACTCAACAGACTCGAGCCCGACATGCAACACACTCACAGCAACTTGAGAGCAAGCGCGACAGCGCGCGCTAGCAGGTCTTAGAACATGGCACGCCCACTCACCGAATACGACAGCAAAAGATACAAAGCCGCACGCGCCGAACTACTACGCGATCAACCCATGTGTCATTGGTGCAAGCGTGCAGAAGCAACAGAACTAGACCACCTCGTAGAGCACGATGAAGGCGGCACAATAGACGACGGATATGTACCTGCATGCAAACCTTGCAACAGTCGCCGAGGAGCCGAATACATCAACAAAAAAACAGCAATGCGAATACAAAATCGTAATTCAATTCTTTTTGACAGAAAAATAATGCCCCCGAGCCCCATCCAATCGTGTCTCCCGATTAGCCCTGACCAGCCTGAACCAGCCGAGATCAACCACGACCAGCCAAGACTCGAGACGATCGTGCCAGACTGCGACGGCTCATGGGCTGGCCTTGTGGGGGACATAGCCCAGGAGCATCTCGGTATAAAGCTCATGCCTTGGCAGATGCACTATTTAGAAAACCTTTTATCTTTCGCCCATGCTCCAGACGGAGAAGATGATCTTGTGCACCGATCTGGCTTGTTATCGGTGGCTCGACAGTGCGGCAAGTCCGTATTATTACAATGCGTCATTCTGTTTTGGTTGCTTGAGATGCCGAAGATCCGGGGCACCAAACAAACGGTCTTGTCTACGGCTCACACTTTGTCACTTTCTACAATGCTGTTTGAGGAACTTGCACCGATTCTTGAGAATCGTTTCGGCGCAAAAATATATAAAACATTTGGACGGAACTCGGCGACGATGCCAGACGGATCGCGCTGGATGGTACGCGCCGCTAACCCTTCCGTCGGTCACGGCATGTCGGTAGATTTGGCGATAGTTGATGAGCTGTTCGATGTCTCTGAACTGGCTATGGCAGGATTGACGCCAACACAACGCGCACGCCGATCTCCTTTGCTGTTGATGGCGAGCACAGCTGGCACCGAGTCCAGCGCTTGCTTTATTAGATTCAGAGAGAACGCGCTGCGACTAATTGACAGGAAGCAACCCTCAAACTTTTACTTTGCAGAATGGTCAATTCCCCCAGCGCTAGATCCGATGCTTGAGTCGTCTTGGCTGTGGGCAAACCCTGCAATCGGACACACGCTTCGGATTGAGACTTTGCGCGCCGAGTCACAAGATCCAGACCGAGCAAACTTCCTTAGAAGCAGTTGCAATATGTGGATCGCCTCAACCCAATCTTGGATCCAGACGCATCTTTGGCCAGACCTTGAGTACAACGGCCCGATCCCTGCTGGCGGCGTCATCTCGGTCGAAGCATCAATGGACGAATCGCGCTACTTCGCTACCAAGTCGGTCGCACTTGGAGACGGTCGTACCTGTGTCTCGGTTGCCTTTACTGCCGAAACTGCCAAAGAATTGTGGGCTCATGTCGGAGCATTGGCGGCGGCTGATCCTGCAATCAAGTTCATCTTCTCGCCAACTATTGACGCGCACTGTCCGCCTGTCTTTGAGCGTCGTCGCGTCGTCATGGGATACAAAGAGATTCTGCAATACACCCCCATAGTAAGAAACATGATTAGTGAAGGTCGCCTAGTTCACACTGGGGAAGCCATGCTTGCGGAGCATGTCTGTCGCGCGGTCATGGTCAGGACTCAAGGCTCGATCGCGGTGTCGTCGCAGAAGTCGGCTGGCCCTATCGAGTTGTGTCGCACGATGATCTGGGGAGCTGCGGCAGCTGCACGCCCGGGTCAATCTCAAAAGCCTTCAATGATATTGATCGCCAACTAGCATCATCTCGGCACTCGTCCGCTTGCTTGCCTGTCGTCGGGATACCGCAACTGACTGGGCGAGTGCCACCATGATCCACTCGTTATGTGTCATTATGTGTTATGGCTATCTTCTCAAAATCCCGTGAACTTGTCGCGTCTGTAGAACCGTCTGTCAAAGCGGCTGTCGGTGCATCGTCTTATTCTCCTTTACGCTCGTTTGTATCGTGGCAACAGGGGCAGCGGAGAGCCCGTGCGATGACGCTCCCAGTGATCGTCCGCGGTAGAGACTTGATCTGCGACACGATCTCGGGAATGAAGTTGGAGATGTATCGCGAAATGTGGAACGGAGAAGAAATGGAAGAAGTTCCACTTGCTCCTCGATCATGGCTTTCACGGATTGACCAGTCCGTTCCAAACCAGTTCATCATCTCCTGGACTATTGACGACTTGATCTTTGAGGGTCGCGCCTTCTGGATGATTGAATCGCGCACAGCTGACGGCTACCCAGCATCGTTTACTCGTCTACCTGCGGCAATGGTGCAGACACTTGATCAGCAAGGCGAGTGCTTCTTCGGCCCTTCTAAGCAGGTTGTCTTCAATGGCATCACGCTAGACCCACGCGATCTAGTGCAATTTATCTCACCAATGCAATCATTGAACTCGACTGGGGCGCGCGCTGTAGAGATCGCACTCCGCGTAGAAGAGTCACGGCTTCGAGCGTCCCAGTCGGTACTACCTTCGGGCTACCTCAAACAGACTGGCGGTGAGCCTTTATCGGCCCAAGAGTTAAGCGATCTCGCCGCGCAGTTCAATTTGGCTCGCACCAGTGGTAACAACACTGCCGCGCTCAACGAGTTCTTGGAGTATGTACCTACGCAGGCAACACCTGACAAGATGCTTATGATTGAGTCCGCAGATTATTCGGCGCGCGATCTTGGACGCATTCTTGGCGTCCCGTCCTATTTGCTCTCGGTCTCTATCGGTGCTTACTCGTACCAATCAAGCCAGCAGTCACGCATTGATCTTTGGACTTACGCTTGCAAAGCTCTCGCCGATTGCATCACCGAGACACTCTCGTCCGACAATGTGCTCCCACGCGGAACCTATGTCTGCTTCGACACAGACGACTTCTTAGCAGAGGCTTACATGGGCGGCGACATGCCAGACGACCGAATGAACGAAACAGACATCCCCCAAGATGCACTTATAGAAAACTAGGATCCAACCATGATTAGACTTACCACAGAATCTTTCACGATTGACGCCGCCGAAGGCGAATCACCACGACGCACGATCTCGGGCATTGCGGTCAGATATAACACTCCAGCAAAAGTAAGCGACGGGACTATGGTGGCCTTTGCACCTGGCTCACTTCCAGTAGACGGACGCGCACCAACTCTCCAGATGTACCACGACTCAAGCAAGGTCATCGGCACAGTCACCGAGCGTCTAGAAACCCCTGAAGGCATGCTCTTTGTAGCCAAGGTATCTAACACTCGCGACGGAGACGAAGCCTTGATTCTTGCAGCTGACGGAGCCCTTCCAGAAGTGTCCGTTGGCGTCGAGCCAATCAAGTTCAAGTACGACAAAGAAGGCACAATGATCGTCACCTCGGCATCTTGGAGCGAATTATCACTCGTCGCTCGAGGAGCCTTTGACGCACCGATCCAGCAAGTCGCAGCATCCACCCCAGAAGAAGAAGAAGTTACTACTATTCAAGAAGCACCTCAACAGGAGACAGAAACCATGAACAGAAACAGTCGAAGCCCCAGCCGTAATTGAAGCATCAAAGGCAACTCAAGCAATCTTCGCAACCGCGAAGCGTGAGTTCCACATGCCAACACCAGCCGAATATATCTCGGCATTTGTAACTAACCCAGACAAGTTTGCAGAAATGCGCGCAGGCATTGAAGCTGCCGCGCCATTTGTGGACAACGCTGATATTCCTGGCATCCTGCCTTTGCCGATTGTGCAACCTACCTACAACAACTTCATAGGGCGTAGACCTGTAGTTGATGCTGTAGGCGCAAAAGCAATGCCACAAGGCGGCAAAGTTTTCATCCGACCAGAAGTGACAACTCACACTTCAATCGGCAACCAAGCAAACGAAAACAGTGCACTCACCGCCGGTCAATTTGTGGTCTCGGATCGTCAGGTCACAAAAGGTACATACGGTGGATATGTGACCCTCTCCGAACAATCGATTGACTGGAGTACACCCGAAGTAATTTCGCTAGTCCTTGATGACATGGCTCGCATTTATGCAAACGCCACCGACAATGTCGCAGCAGACAACTTGAAGACCGGTGCAACAGTGACACAAAACTTTGCAGCTGCTTCAGCATCTGATGCTTCCTATTGGACAACTTGGATCTCCACTGCTGCTCAAACAATTTTGTCGTCAAGCAATGGCAACCTTCCTACTCATCTTTTCGTCAGTCCTGACTGGTGGGGAACGCTTATGTCGCTTAGCGATTCGTCAAAGCGTCCGTTATTTCCACAGGTTGGCCCTATGAACGCATTTGGCGATCTTGGCCCAACACAATACGAAGGAATGGCATTTGGGCTTCGCGTAGTTCCAGACCGCAACTTTGCCGCAGACACAGTCATTGTGGGCGATGCATCAGGTTATGAGCTGTTCGAGCAAGCCAAGGGCGCCCTTAGTATTGATATTCCATCTACGATGTCGAGGACTCTGGCTTTCAGAGGGTACTTTGCAACATTGATGATGGACGAAACCAAGTTCGTCAAAGCAACATTCTCCTGATCCGAAAGGTAAGCCAAGATTATGGCTGCCTACACGGTCACACATAAACAACTCACCGACAACTACGCGGTCTTACAACTTCTTACTGAAGCCGAGATCGAAGTTGGCGCAAGTGTTGTCATCACTGGAGTTGATGCGACTTTCAACGGAACCTTCACGGTCTACGCTCTGCCGCAATATGCGTTTATGGGCGTGGACGATGAAGGCGATCTACTCTTTGATCCGCTTGTCACTATTCCGAATCAGGTGCTTTACGCGAAGACCGCTAGTGATGTTGCTCGCACTGCCGCTTCTGGCACGCTAACTATTACCCAGACTTGCACTTGGGTCACTGCCGCAATGCTCGAGGACTGGCTTGGTATTGGTACAGCCACGGCAGCTGATGCCGCGTTCCTCACTATTTGCGCTTCGGCATGCTCGCAGTTTGCGTGGCGTCGCAGAATGGAAGCAGGCTACATCGACTCACTGACAACGGTGCCTTCTCAAGATGTCTTGTTAGGAGCCCAGATGTACGGTGGAGCCTTGTATCGCCAGCGCGGATCCATTGATCAATTCGCTTCATTCCAAAACATGGGAGTTACACCTGTCTCGGGTCTGAACGGAATGATCCGCCAGTTGCTCGGAATTGATCGCCCACAGGTCGCCTAATGCCTGTACCTAACTACACGGATCTATTCAACGAAGGCTTTGACGATCTAGTTGCAAAGCTCTCGACAGTAAGCGGTCTACAGGTCAATAACGATCCGCGCAATATCACGCCGCCTTCCGTCTTTGTCAATATCGACTCAATAGACGGCTATAACTACAATGTCGCCAAATTGAACTTCACCTTGCAGATCATCACGCTAGGCCCGGGCAACCTTGACGCCCAAAAGAGCCTGCTCAATATCCTTGCCCAGATCTACGCACTCAATATCGGCGTGGTCTCTGGACGCCCAACAAACCTAGATATCGGTGGCTCGACGCTTCCTGCTTATGAGCTGTCGGTCTCAACTGTCGTGCAGACTGCCTAATCCACACTCTCGGTCTTATTATGTGTCAAACTAAATCCAACACTTCCAAGGAGTAATCACATGGCCACTTCCACAATCCTCTCAAATCCAGTTGTCACTCTCGGCGGCACCGCGCTGACGGGCTGGTGCACAGCCGCCACGCTGAATCGCACTGTCACTGCTTTATCTGACACGGTCTTCGGAAATACAGCAAACACCTTCACAGCGGGCCTCGAAAATAACGAATGCACGCTAACCCTATTTTTGAGTTACGAAGCCAGCGCCACTTACGCCACACTCGCGCCACTTGTAGGCACAAAGACAACTGTTATCGTGAAACCAACTTCGGCAGTGGACTCGGCAACGAACCCCGGCTTCACACTCACTAATTGCTACCTTGAAACGCTTCCAGTGATCTCGGCTTCGCTTGGCGAGCTCCAGTCGATTGACATCGTCCTAATGGGCGGCGTCTACTCGGCTGACACTACCAATCCATAAACCTCGGCCTTCCTTGGCCCGACGAAAGGAAACACAATGAAAGTCAAAATCTCTGTAGATCTTGATGACGGTAAAGGTGCAAAAGAATATATAACAAACATGTTCGTTGTATGCGAATGGGAACGAATTGAAAACCGCAAAGTATCTGACGGTCGAGGAATCGGCTATTCAGATCTTGCTTGCTGGGCTCACACAATCTTGTCTCTTAAAGGCGAAAAAGTTCCTTCAACTTGGCGTGAATGGGTCAAAGACAATCCAAACATGGATATTCATGCCGTGGATGAAACAAACCCAAACCCTACGGTGGCGGAACCTATCGACGCCAATTAGCAGAATTGCTAATCGCTGTCGGCTGGTGGCCGCCTGCAATACCCTTTGACACTCGAGACCTAGAGACCGTGATTAGCATCCTTAACAAGAAAAAGAAAGGACGCTAATGGCTGAAGGACTTAACACAAAAGTTGAGATCTACGGACTTAAAGAAGCAATTAAGCAGCTCAACTCAATAGAGCCTGGACTTCGTAATCAAATTGCAAAAGACTTTCGCAATGTTGCCAAGCCTGTAATCAACGACGCATTAGCTCTTATACCCGGCACCGTTCCACTTTCTGGCATGGCTAGAAACTGGACTACTCCATCAGGTTTCAAAATGTTGCCTTGGCAAGCAGGCAGAAAACAAAAGATCTCCGCAAAAATCAACACCAAAAAAGTCTCAGAATTTCGTGGACAGATCCGCAATGTTGGAGTTTTTAATATTGTCTACTCTGGCTCTACTGGAACACTCTTTGACATGGCAGCAAATGGAAGACTTGGCAGTGCACTTTCGGCGCGATACGGTCGTCGATCAAGAGTAATGTGGA